CTCTTAACATCCAGCTATGCTTTTTATGTGCATCTTGACGGTCGGCTAAGAAATTGCTTAATCCATGATCGCCATTTTGTTCTGCCATTTCAAAAGTAATACGGAAAATATTAGCCATTTTTTCGCTATCTTCTAGTAATTCACGCAACATTGTTTGAAAATCTGGAACTTCGTTTTCGTCACGAACATTAGTTAGCATACTAAACTTTTGTAAACTTGCAGGTGTGTATATTTGTAATGCACGTAATTGTTCTGCAAATGTATCTATGCTTCCGTATACTTCTTCGTATATAGTTCCGAATAATCCGTGTAGTTGTGTGAACAACGGACCTTCTACGTTCCAGTGGAAGTTATGTGCCTTTAGATAAAAACTAAATTCACTAGCAAATGCTGTTTTAAGAGCTAAATGATACTTGTTATGTTCCATTATATACCGTATTTGTTTCTTTTAGGTTTAGCCACTGGGCTTACTGTATTATTTTGTCCAGGTTCATCGCTAGTAGGAGTTCCTAGTCTATCAACTTTAAGTCCATGTCGTTTAGCCTGTTGTACAACATAGTCGTGTTCTATAGGACTAAATGGCATGATCAGACCTTCTTGACCTAAACGGTCTTTACCTGGAATATTACGATCGCCTGCCGCAATACTAACACCTAAACGATACATACCGTAAGGGTTATTATCGATTTCAACACCGATCGGTCCTGGCATAGCATTGAACTGTTCTGGATTTAGTTTATCTCGAGCACTTCCGTATTCTGTGTTACCTTCTGAACGGCTGTGAACATCATGCGGATCTCCGTCGTTAGGCACTCCTAACTTTCCGTGAGTGTGATCTTTGGCCTTGTATATAACTTTTTGGCCTTTGTTTTCAGAAATAAATTCTTTTGCTCTCATTATACACCATACTTGTTGCGTTTTACTTTTGCAACAGGACTAATTTTATTTGTATCGGCTACTTCTTCGCTACGCATACTGCTTAATTTTTTAATTGGACCAGCTAGCGTATCTTTAGCGGCCTGTTGGATTATTTCGTATTCTTCATCTGTGAATACTGATAGCAAAGGATCTCCAGCCATAGGTCCTGCTGGAGGAATGTGGTTAGTGCCTTTACCGTCTGCAACAGCCATAGCAATACCAAAGCGATAACCTTGATAAGGACTTCCGTTAGATTTGTTTTGACTAATGCCTGGTATACTTAATCCGCCCTTGATAGCGGCAGAAGCGGCATCGGTATCCATCTTTGTAAAGTCAGCGTGTATATCACCCTCGTTAATAAAGTCTCTAGCTCTCATTTTTCTAATCCAATAATTTGCTTCTTTTATATTTAGCGGTTCTTCGGCAGGCGGATTATGAGCTGGGTGTTTAGGTTTAGCCAGACCTTTAGGACCATAATTGATAGCATAGTCGTCATCTTTTGGACTCATATTAGTACGAACTCCGCTAGGAGAAGTGTGCGGTTTAGCAATCCCCATGCCTTTACGTGTTATGTCCATTAAATGTAAAATCCATTCGCGACCTAATTTTTTAACATCGAACCCTTTTTCCCATAACGCTAGTTGTTGTTGTGGTGTAGCTTTAGGATCTTTAAGAATATTTCTTAATTGACTAAAACTCATACCAGTGCCGCGTGGAGTAGCTTCTAAACTAACTTTAACGTGTTCGTAGCCTTGGAATTTATTAACAGATTTCATTAATGCATTGGCAATATTCATGCCTGCTTGATCTTCACCGACCATAATAATAATATTATCGTAACGTGGAGGTTTTCCTGGCAACGGATTAATTAATTCATGCTTAATCTTTTGCATTAATGTACCGCCTTCGTGCGTAACAGTACTAATCTGTTTTGCATATTGCGGATACATTTTATGCCATGTTTGTACTTTTACACTTGTTGGTATTGGATCATTTTTACCTTCAGCATTTCCAATAAACAAGTATGGATCACCACCTACTTCTTGTGCTTTTTTAATCGTATAATCAAATAACTGTTCGTGTCCAATATGTCCAACAAAAGACCCGATGGCTACTACTGCTGTTTTGTTAGAATTTTCGCGAGGACGCTCTTGTCTTGCACTTGCCTTAGCGGCTAGTTTAGCACTAATAACATCTCGCTGTTCTTGACTAGTAATTTTAATAGGACCTAATCGACTATTAATAACAATACCTTCATAGTCTTTACCTAACAAGTCTTTACCAACGATATTTGGATCGTTGATAATTGCTTTTTCTAATTCTAATTTAACAGGAGCTAGTTTTTCTTCAACTTCTTTTCTTAATTGTACACTAGCACGGTCACGTTTGCCGTGTGTATCTGAAACAATGCGTTTAAGTTCATCAATATTATCTAGAACATTGATAATTTCAGTTACATCTAAAGGTTTATTTTGTGTAAGTGAATTACTAATGAACATTACACTTCCTTGCTGTCCAATGCTAGTAATAGTTTTAATAATCTTGCCAGCATCTGGAACATCTTCACCAGTAGTTGCATCTGCTACACGGAATGGTACTAGTGCTAATTGTACACCTTTAGGAAGTTTGTCGTAGTGTATACCTACAAATTTTAATTTGCCTTCTGGAGTTTCTGTGGCAAATGGTAAAAACAATACTTCGCAAGTTACTTGCTTATTCATAAGCAACTCTGGGCCTGCGGCATCGTCGACTAGTTTAACTGCTTTAATCATTTCGTTAAACAAGTCGTCAAACATTTTAGCACGGCCTAAGATTTCAGGATCTTGCGTACCTTTAGCTTGATGATATTTTAAAAAACTTGCTTCATATCGAGGAGCAGTATTACTAGTACCCATGAAAGGCTTGCCTTCTGAGTCTTTACCAAAACGTCCACCGAATCCGTCTACTTTAACGTTTAACGGAATATTTTTTAAATGGAATTGTCCGTTACCTTGATGTAATTCGTCTACTAGATCTAAGAAGTCAATAGCTTTTAGATCTTTCATATGAGGCATATTTTTTCTAAGTTGAGCTTTAACTTCTGCCTCATTAATTTGTTCAGTTGGTTGAGCTGGACTTCTCCAGTCTGGCCACGTACCTGCGGCAATTGCGTCTTTTCTATGCTTGCCGTATTGTAACTTCTTACCAGCTTGATCTTGTGTTGGCTGATATTCACGTTTGAATTTTTCTAAATCTAAAAATTCGCCTTCATATTCTTTTGCCATTTCAACAGCAATTGGTCTTAGATTTTGTAATCCAAGTTTTTCTAACATCTGATCAACGGCAGAAAACTTAATTGCGGCATCGCCCTGTGGATCGTCACGTTCAATCATTTGAGCACCTGGCTCAAATAAAATTTCAAAGAAACGTTGTACTGTTTCTTGTTGTTCTTTTTGATTTAGATATTTTCCTATTAAATCAACAGTACCTAAAAAACTCCATTGTAATTTTAAATCTTCTGGACTAGGCTCTGCGTTAGGATTGTGTCTTAAAAACAGTTTTTTAAACTGACTTGCTAAATTTTGGTCGTATGCTCGTTCTGGTGCGGCTACTGGTTGCACCACCGGTAATTGTTGTTGCGGATTTTCTGGATGAGGTAATGTCTGGGGTTCACCAGTTTTTTCGTCATCTGCCGGTCCGTAAGGTTCGCTTAGACCACCGCCTTGCTTACCTGATACACCAAACGAATATTTTGAAACATGATCTGGTGCTACGTTTGTGACCTTAGCCTTACCACGTCCAGCAGAAGTTTTAACATGAGCGTGTACTTTAATCGCACCTGCTAATGCTCGATAAAGATATTTGTGAAATACACCTTTGACATTGTTAGTTACATCGCTCCATTCAGAACTGTGACTAAACTTGAACCAATCATTAGGAACTCCGTTTTCGTATCCTCCAAATTCAAAGTCGATTTGAATTTTAATTGGAGGATTAGCAAACTGGAATAGACCGTTATATTGTTCGTTACCTGCACCAAACCCTAAAAAAGTTGTATCGCCTATTTTTTTATTTGTATGTTTTGTTAAAAAATCTTTAACTAATGGCTCTAAATCTCTATCGCATTGTGTATCGATGTCGCCAACTTTTGGTTTATGTTTAGCAAACTCTTCGTCACTAATACCTTCTGTATTAAAAAAGTGTAAACTACTTCCGCTTAGGAATTCTTTACTAGATAGTAGTTTAGGTTCCCATAAATTCTTTTTAGTTTGTTTATGGAACGCCGCATTAATGTCGTGTAGCAACTTATTTAGAAGTCCAACCATGTATGTACGGTTATGTACTTCTAAATTAATTTTATCTGCGTAGTGTACTGGCTCGCCTTTTTCTGCATCGCCGATACTTAGGTTGCCGCCTTCATTGATAGCAGATGATTGACGAAAAAATAGCTCTCTTAAAAACACATTTAGTCCTTATAACGTCCGTTAGAATGATGTGTTGTATGTTCGTCATACAATTTTTCACATGCCTGGCTAAGTGTATCTTCGTTTATGTCGTCTGGAAGTTCACGAATAGGAAATTTTTTAATATAAACTTTATAAGACTCTTCAACAGCCTTTTTAAAGATTTCGGGTTTAGGATCTTTCTTACCTTCTTTTAAATCTAAAAATTCACTTAAAGCTGGGTACAAATAACGACGATAGCAATGATCATCGTTTTCCATGAAATGTACTAGGTCTTCTGCAAGGTCATAGTTAATCTCACGGGAGCCATCTTCTCTTGGCATTACAAAGTCAGAATCTTTAAAAAAAGAACCTTCAAATAGTTCACGTATACGCATTTTTAAGCCCGTTAAAATAAATCAGCAGAAAACTCTGCGGTTAGAGTATTTATCGCTTTTACTACGAGTTTATTTTTTAACAATGCGCTCTACTTTAGCAATACTGCCGCCCAAGTGCATTTTTGCTAGTAAAAGATTGTTGTTACCTGTGATATAGAAGTGTTTTCCACCCCATGTGCGCGGTCTTAGCAAGTCCTTAATGCAACTCTTAGTGAGTTTAACTTTAGGATTTGTCTCAGCCCATTCGATAAATGCACTATGTTCTTGCGTAGTTTTGCCCAATGTAACTCTGAATTCAAAGTCCATCTTAGGCATTAGCACCGTTCCTTCTTCTAAATTACCGGCAGGAACACTGATATATTTCACATTATCTTCGCTAATCTTTGCTAGTACTTCTGTATCTTTTTTGTTGTTAGTATAGATACTGATCCAAGGACTTTCGACACGAACATCTATGTCTTTCATTTTGCTTAATGCATTATGTAGTTTAAATGCGTAGTCCAAGTCCTCTTGAGTCTTAATATGGTGAGATTTAGCAGTTAATGTAATCTTTTTTAAGGTATCAAGCGCACTATCCAGGTCATTTCTAAAATAACTCGCGCCGGAACATACCAACACAATCTTGTATTGGTATTTTCCTCTAAATAAGCGTGTAGTGGTCTTATACTCCATCTGGCAATGTAACTAGTTCTATAGTTGAATCAACAGTTAATAGCGGAACTTTGGGTTCTTTAGCTTTAGCAACAATAACCAACTTATCGTTATCAACTGTAATAGTAGCCCAACCACCTGATTTTAAATCGCCGAACAACATGAGTTTAGCAAGGTCACGTTTAATTTCCTTGTCAATAACACGTTGCAATGGGCGAGCACCCATTTTGCTATCAAATCCTTTTTCAATTAACCATTCGATAGCATCTTTGTTAATCTTAATACGAATACCTTTATCTTTAACTTGATCTTTAAGCTCATCAACAAACTTGTTAACAATTTTAACCATTGTATCTTTGCCAAGTTTATTAAATGTAATAACACCGTCTAGACGATTACGGAATTCTGGAGTTAAAAACTTCTTCAAGTCTGCATCGCTGTAGTCTTTATCTTGTTTACCAAAGCCAATTGCGTTCTTCTCAGCACTTTGAGCACCAGCATTAGTAGTAAGAATAAGGATAATGTTACGGCAGTCTGCTTTCTTACCATTGCTTCCGGTAATAAAACCATTGTCCATTAATTGTAACAACACAGTCATTACATCTGGATGTGCTTTTTCAACTTCGTCTAACAACAATACAGCATTAGGAGCTTCTTGAACTTGTGTAATCAACTGTCCAGCATCTTCTTCAAAGCCAACATATCCTGGTGGGCTACCAATTAACTTACTAATACTGTGTTTCTCTTGATATTCACTCATATCAAAACGCAATAGTTTAACACCCAAGTGTTTAGCAAGCGATTTAGCTGTCTCAGTCTTACCAGTTCCAGTAGGCCCCATGAATACAAAGCTACCGACTGGTTTATTTTCAGTCTTAAGACCAGCTTGTGCAACCATAATCTTATCAACAACTTCAGTCAATGCAAGCTCTTGCCCATAAACTTCCTTGTTTAGATTATCTTGTAGCGAAGACAAGTTGGAACTTTCTGTTTCCATAATCTTTTCTTCGGGCATGTTAACAATTTTAGAAAGTTCGTATTGAATTTCACGTTCAGTGATAATACGATCCTCTGAAAGTTTCAAATTAAAACGACTGCATGCCAAGTCGATTAGGTCAATTGCCTTATCTGGTAACTTTTTATCTGTTTGATACTTAACTGACAATTTAATTGCGGCTTGCAATGCATCGTCTTTAATCTTAGTATTATGGAATTGTTCATAATACTTCTTAATACCTTTAAGAATTTGTAGTGTTACTTCTTGTGTAGGCTCGTCAACAGTAATGCGTTGGAATCGACGCATCAACGCACGATCCTTTTCGAAGTGTTTACGATATTCTTCCCATGTTGTACTAGCAACAACTTTAATATTGCCCTTAGACAACGCAGGCTTCATCATATTAGCAAGGTCGTTGGCACTATTGCTTGCACTACCAGCACCGCTGATCATGTGTGCTTCATCGATAAACAAGACAGTTTTGCCCTTCTTAGCCAAAGCCTTTAGAACCATTTTAAATCGTTCTTCAAAGTCTCCACGGTACTTGCTACCTGCTAACATAGCACTGATGTCCAAGTTATAAACAGTATAATCCTTGAGGAAATCTGGAACTGCGCCCTTAACTATGTTGTATGCTAGACCTTCGGCTATAGCCGTCTTGCCTACACCAGGATCTCCAACAAGGATTACGTTGTTTTTACTACGACGCCCCATTGCAAGTGCAATATTTTCTAATTCGTCTACTCGTCCAATCACTGGATCGATTTTATTCTTCTTAACTGCTTCGTTAAGGTTAGTTGTAAACGATGCAAGTGCTCGTCCACTACCAGCATCTCCCGGTGCTGGATCATTGCTTGCTTCGTCTTCCTCGACTGTATTGTTTAAATAGTCAGCAAACTTATCTTTATCAATGCCAGCTTGGTGAATATAAAAATATGCCCAACTACGTTTCTCGCCCATCATGGCAATAAACACATCTGTAGGTTCAATACGCTGACGTCCGTTAAACAAAACCTGTGTAAATGCACGGTTAAGTACACGTTCGACAGCTTGCGTCTTTTTAGGTTTGATTACAACATCTTGTACAGTAATTTCTGCACATTTATTTTGTAGATAATCTTGTAAATTAGTTTTGAGAGCATCTACGTTGCTTCCAAATCCTTTAATAATACCATTAAAATTATCTTCGCCCAACATTGCAAACAATAAATGTTCAATTGTTAAGTATTCGTGATGTAATTTTTTAGCACTATCGATAGCATTTTCGAAAACTGCTTGTAAGTTATCACTTGGTTCGACCATTATAGTTCCTTATCTTTTGTTGTTTCTTACGGGCCATTGCTAATTTTAGCATACTTGTTTTTTCTGTAAAACAGATACCATCTAAGTGATCCAGTTCATGTAAAAAGCATCTAGCTGTAATACCTGTTAATGTCATTTTACACTCTTGTGCATTTTTGTCAAGAAACTCGACATCAATTGTTTTTGGACGATTAACAGTTATGAACAAATCTGGAAAACTCAAACAGCCTTCTTCGTCTGTTTGTTGTTCTTCGCTGGCTGAAACAACACGAGGATTAAACATTGCCAATCTACGACCGTTTTCTAATTTAATAACAAAAACTCTTTTTAGCAAACCAACTTGATTTGCCGCAAGTCCTATTCCGTTATTTGCAATCATAATATCGATCATTTCGTCTTCGACTTGATCGGCATTGGCGTCTAAGCCGAAGTCCCAATCTTCGGCACGTTGTTTTAATATGGGATCAGGTTCTTTGACTAATTTTAGCATCTATATCTTTCAGTTGAGCTACGATAACTGGATCAATAACAGGTGTTCCTTTAATTTTCACAGTTGTAACAAACCGTCCTCTGTACCCAGTATTTACATTTGGAAAGCCATTGCCACCGCTTGCAAATTCAGTTTCATGTTCTATACCTGCTCGTATTTCTAAATCTAACATTTGCCCTGCTAAATTGCTAACTTGTTTTTTACAACCAACCATAGCTTCGATTGGAGTAATTTCTACAGCGTGATAAATGTCATCACCTCTACGTTCGTATCTGTGATCTGCTTGAACTAAAACAGTAACATTAAGATTACCGCGAGGTGCACCTGGCAAACTATCGTCACCTAGTCCTGGATAACGAATGGTATCTCCGTTATTCACACCTGGCGGAATATTAATAACTACATTCTGGTTCTTTCCACTTGGTAATCGATAGTTGGCTTCTACTTGTTTACCGTTATAAGAATCTAAAAAACTTATTGTGCATTGAATGTTCAGATCTCTATTACGTTGTGGTTGTCTAAATCCGCCCTGACGTCCGAAAATATGTTCAAATGGATGTCCTTGAGGAAATGCTCCGGCAAACGCACCTCCAAACGGATCAAAACCGCCTTGGAATGGATTCCCTGTATTAAAGTGAAATTGTTGTCCACCATACTGACGTTGATGGTCGTACTCTGCTTTCTTTTGTGCATCGCTTAAAGTTTCGTATGCAACACTAATATCTTTGAATTTGGCTTGATCCCCACCTTTGTCGGGGTGATGCTGATTAGCCAATTTTCTATAGGCTTTTTTAATTTCGTCTGGGCTAGCAGTTTCGCTAACACCTAGTGTTTGGTAGTAATCAGTCATAGTCGTAAAAAAGCTCCAAATAATATAGTAATTATACTATCTTAAATGAAGCCTGTCAAGATTTTGAATTACTTTTTCTTTGTCGGAATTGCTTCGCCTTCGAATTTTTTGTGATGTTTAACTTCTTTTTTGGCCGGAGCCTTCTTTGCGGCTACTGGTTTTTTAGCTGGTTCTGCATGTGCTACTTCGAAACATACAATACTCCAAACTACAATGTTTAACGCAATTAAAAACTTTTTCATTTCAATTTCCTTATAGTGCTGGTTGTGGGCTTGCTGGGAATACTTTGTGCCCTGTACTACTAAAAGTTGGTGCTGGTACCGAACTAGTTGGTGCAGTTACAGCAGGAGCAGGTGTTGCTACTGGTGTTGGAGTTACTACAGGAGCAGGAGTTGCTACTGGAGTTATTGGTGCAGGTGGAGTATATGTTGTTCCAGCATTAGTTGGCATACTTAACCCGCCATTGTTAGCGCCATTTAATTTTTCTTGTGTACGTCCGTATGCACTTACACCAATAATTGCACCCATCGCAACGTGGAATAAACCGGCACCTTGAAGTGTTAACGGTTGCCACTGACTATTAACTTGTCCATGCGACATCGCTTGTAACAAACTCCATAGGATTGGAAATCCTACAAAGTCCATAGTACAGACTAGCATATACATCCAGCCCATCATCGGACGCCATTTACTGTTCATCCAATCTTCTTTTTTCTTTTCGCTTTGACTCATGTGTTCTTCTGACATGCTCGCTCCTAATTTTATACTACTATTTATTTGACGCTATCAAATATCTTTTGTTGGGTACTATACCACTCGATCCATGCATCTATTTTAACTCTGCACTCATTGTAACTTCCATAGTTTTCACTAATTACTTCAACTGCTTCGCTCAATTTGGTAGTTCCAGGCGGAATTAATTTTATTTCTGGACAATTTTGTTTCATATCTTCTGGTACGTCTGGAAAATGACGTTGTACAGGAACGGCCGTACTGCATCCTGCAAGTATAACAATAGACAAAATAATTAATAAACGCTTCATTTTACATCGCCTATTTTGTTTGATGCGGCTTCGTTGAGATCTTTAACTGCTTCTGGTGCAAGTTTACATTCTGCATCTATTACTGAAGCATCATGTACAATATGTTCTTTAACAACAACTTGCACATCATGGATCACTTTAGTTTTTCCTTTTAATGCATTGTTTAATTGTTCGTTAGCATCTTTACTTTTTTGTTCAGACACGGCTACTTTAGATTCAAGATCAGCCGCTTTCGCTTTCCATGCCATTTCGACATCATACCCGCCACGTAACCATACGCCTAAAATTACTAATGCAATTCCAATAGGTTTTAATATTCCTGCGTATTTGCCGTAGAATGGAATTAGTCTTCCAACCCAACTTGCAATCATACCTGTAAGACCTACGGCAATTATAGCCCAGTAGATCCAATTTAAAATCGCATCAGGAATAAGACTTAACATCCATTGAAATTGCCACATATTAAGCACCTAGTACTTGTAATGCATGTTGTGTATGATTTGTACGTTCTGCTAGACCCAATGTACCACCATTAATTTTTTTAGTTAATGCTAGTGTATCATTTGCATCTGCAAGTGCATTTAGGTTGTTAGCTTCCCAGAACCAGCAAGCTGATTGAATAGCACCTTCAAAAGTGCTTAAAAATTCTGGAACTTGATCTAGCGGTGTATCGATACTTTCGGCAAAACGACTATAATTGTCCTTACCAGTAATCTGAATTAGACCGCGACCACAAAACTTCCAACCATCGCCTGACTCTTCAGGACCATTGCCCATACGATTAGCGTATGCTCTGTTAGCAATCTTTTCTGGTTGATGGCCATACTGGTTAGCTATTTCCATTGTTGGGAAATAGTGAGGCCATACTTTCATTAATGTTTCTGGACGATAGTTTAAATTCTCTTGAATTGCAGTATAGCCCGCTGATTCAACCATTGTTTGTCCTAAGAAATGTGCTACACGCATCTTGCTTGTAATATCATAATCAGGCAATACTTTGCATAACGCTTCGTGCCAATGATCAGCATAGGGGTTACGCAATACAATTTCTGAAAATTGTTGTAGTGTAAAATCGAAATCAAATGAATCTGCCATTATTTCCTCTCTAGTGCAACAGCCCAATCGCCGTTTTCAAATATAAATGTATCTTTGACTTTAACTATGTTATAGTTTCCGATAACTTTTGTTAAGAACATGACTTCTGCCATGTCCTTGCTTTCTAATAAAACTGGACCTTTAATTGTGCTATGTATTACTGCTTTAGGTCCGCTTTCTAATATGTTAAATGTTACTTCACCGCTGAATTTTCTTTTAAATGTAATGCTTTCATCAAGAACAACAATACTATCTGCAAAACTACGTTTAAAGAATTCGCTAAAATTATTTAAAGGATGTTCTTGGCTTGCTACTTTATAAGAATTTTTATCTTTAGGAACAGCCGCACTTAAATTTTCAAGGGTAGCTGGTTCGCTTTTAAAGTTTTTAAAATAGCGAAAGCGCATGTCTTCCATGCCTGTTAGTTTTTTAACACCTTCAATTAATTCAAAAATCTGTTTACCAATGTGACGAGTTCTTTCAAGTTCGACATAAACACGATATTTGCCGTCATCCAACTCACCAGGAGTTACATCTGAATCTAAAACAAATGGGTAACCCATTTCAAAGAAATTTTCTAAATCTTTGGCAGGTTCTTCTGTGTCAACAGTGAAACTTAAAACACAAATGTCTTCGTCTTCACCAATTTTACTTTTGTAGGCATCGATGTCAAAAACTTTTTTAACTAAGTTTCTTAAATCACCTGCTCTTAAATTTTCATCTAACTTCATGCCACTGCTCCGCCTGGTGCTCCACCTGGAGTTGTTCCGCCTGGTGCTCCACCTGCTGGTGCTCCGCCTGGTGCAGGTGCTCCAGCAGGTGCTGGCGCTGGTGCTGGAGCCGGTGCTTGTTGTGTTTGAGCGGACTGATGACCTTTATCGTTAGTCAACATCTTGTCATCGCTCTTACCTTTCATCTTATGCATATAACCTTGATAAATTTCAAATGCAATATGTTTAGGCATTTGTACTTCAACAATCCAAATAGGCTTGCGATCTAATTTACCCTTCTTACTATTAGGACGTAAATCTTGTGGGCTCTTAATTTTACGTGGTTCTAACAAATGGCTTTTTTGATATGTTACTTTGCAACCTAATTCCATTAAACGCTTACCTGCAACAGGATTAGGCATCTTATCTTTAGGCCACATAAAGCCAGCTGTGATCCAATGACGGTCTACTTTAGGGCCATATGCTAATTCACCATCGATCCAGTTTTCATATACGTATACGTCCATCTCTTCGAAAACACGTTCAAAGTCCTTTAAAACCGCAAGGCTACTGTTGTTTTCGTATAGTTCTTGTATGTTTTTAATAACATCTAATATGTCGTGGTGCATTTGTCAATCCTAGAGTCTTCTACACTTATTTAGCTGGTTTGAAATCATACAGTATCAGTTTATTATTTTAGGAATACGTTAAATAATAGTGTAGGACCTCTGTAGTTATCAAAGGCGGTCACTACAAGTCCTACTTTTACAGTAAGAGTAGGAGCACAACTAGATGAGTAAACAACGAGTGAAAAAGCGTTTTACATCAGAAGTTAACATTGTCGATTTTCCGCAATACCTTCCCCAAAAGAAGCATCGCGTGAGTTTACACCCACGAAATGCTAATCAAGCAACTTATATCCAGAAACTACAAGACGATAGTAAAAGCATAGTTTTTGCTATTGGTCCAGCCGGCACGGGTAAAACCATGCTAGCAGTTCAGCACGGTATTAAGATGTACCAAGATGGTATCGTTGACAAAATCGTCGTGACAAGACCCGCCGTTTCCGTAGATGAAGATTTAGGATTTTTACCAGGTGACTTAAATGAAAAGATGGCACCATGGACAAGACCTATATTTGACGTCTTCTTGGATTATTATCAACAAAAAGACATTAACAAAATGCTGGAGGATGGAGTTATTGAGATAAGCCCACTTGCGTACATGCGTGGACGCACATTCAAAAACGCATACATCGTAGCAGATGAAATGCAAAATGCCACAGTAAATCAAATGAAGATGCTACTGACCCGTTTAGGAGAAGGGTCTAAGATGGTAGTGACAGGCGATTTAGCTCAAGCTGATAGATTAAAAGATAATGGCTTGATTGATTTTTGTAAATTATTAGATGGACATCCTGTACTAAAACATCTTGACATAGTACAATTTGATGCCAAGGACATTGAACGCCATAACGCAGTGAAGGAGGTGTTAGCTGTGTATGGAGATTGATAGTTAACTATCCAGTCCAGTAAAAACCGCCTCAAGGGGCGGTTTTCATTTTGAGTAATGAGAAAATTGTAAGTAAGGACCAAACCCTGCTGTATCAATCCTAATTTCTAATCTACGTTTTGCTATACAAATATAAGTACGACCAAATGTTGGATCTATCATAGGAATAGATACACTACGTCCGGCATGCTGTGTCATTTCTGATAAGAATTGTGCTTCGTCTAATGGATTAGTTTCTGCTTTTAATAAACCATAATGAACTCCAAGATCATCTTTAGTTCGGACAACAACTAGCAAGTGTAAATTTTTTGTATCTTTATGTTTACCTTCTAGTGGATCGACAAAAATCTTTTTAAGAGTAACCCAATCTCTATTAGCCCATGCAGTACTATATCCGTCTGCACCTTTTGCTAAATTTTGTAAAAAACTTGCCTCTGTAGTTTCCTTACCTAATTTAGAACAACTCAGCCCTTTAACATCCAAGTCTGCCGTGGGTGCCTTAACATCGACAACACTATTACCAGAACCTTTCCAATCGGCTCCCGGAATACTATCTGCAACACCATACTCCCAAGTTTCTTTAGCTAGCTGTATTTTACGGTTCTTTTTGATGAAAGGAGCATAATACTCCTTCATCTCTATTTCAAAATTTGAATTAAAATCTTTGCCTAATATCGAATCGTGATCCGTAATAGGTACAGGGTAATACTTGATCATTACAGATGACTTAATCTAACTAGTGTAGCGGCTAGGTTAATTTCTGGATCAATACATAATGTATGATCAGTTGCTCCAGCTTTGATATGCAATATGGCTTTTTCTTGTGTAGCATCGTCACCAAAGATTTCGATGTTGTCATACAACCAGCGATAAATTTCTTCCATTTCTTCTGGACGCACTTGACCACAAATTAGTTTTCTCGCTTCGCTAATCTTGCCTGCCTTAAACAATTCAACCATTTGAATCTTATAATCAGCTTGTCCAGTGTCTCCTTTTTCAGGACTGTGCAATTTACCATCCATACTATTCATCTGTACGGTATTGATACATTTACGCAAGTCTGGATAAGTTCCTTTGACAAAAGAATCTAGTGTATCTAAATCGAAATCAATATTTTCTTCTACTAGGATAGTAGCAACACGAGCAGTAAACTCTGTAATGTCCACCCTTTCAATATGAAATCCTTGACATCTACTATGTAAGGCAGGAATAATACGATTAGGATAGTTGCAAGTAAGAATAAAACGTGCAGTAGTGTGATACTCTTCCATAACTCCACGCAATGCCGCTTGAGCATTTGGAGACAAATAATCTGCTTCATCTAGTAAGACAATCTTAAAATCACCAAACGGAATCATTTGGACAAAGTTTACAATTTTATCACGCACATCTTCAACTGAGTTAGTACGACTTGCGTTAATTTCTAAAATATCTAAATCGTTAATTTCTAATTCATTAAAGAGAATCTTAGCCAAGGTAGTTTTACCAATACCTGCATTACCGCTTAACAATAAATGCGGAATGCTTTTATCTTTAATCCACTTTTCAATTTGTTCTTTTTGATGTGCATCTCTAAAAACATAACCGTCTATTGTTTTAGGACGATATTTTTCTACCCATAATTCTTTCATAAGATTCCTTAGTTTTCTTTATTGTACAGGTGAAAACAGGACTAGTCAATAGTCCTGTAATAGTTTGGTGAATTTAATTAAAACTGCGGACCGGAGAACTGTGCAGGATCCCATTCTTGGTGTTGAACTTTTGAATGAGCACCATATGTATTCATATAGTTCTCGCCGGGCTTTTCATCGCTAACCATTAGAATGGCATTGATATCTGCACGACGAACAGTAATTTCTGAACCATCTTCTTCAACTACAGTAATACCACGTGTCCAACGACCGTGTTCTAGTAAGATCCAATCGCCGACTTTAACATCTTTTTGTTCAGGACCGATTGCATAAACACGACCCCAACGATGGCGAACACCTTCGCTCTTACCATCATCGCTTGGTAATACAAACATACCAAGTTTTCTTTCACCGAATTCCATATCGGTAATAAGAACGTTGTCACGGATTGGGATTAGTTTGCCTGTTACTTTAGGCTTGATGCCTTCCCAACCTACACCTTTTGATTCAGCCATTACTCATTTCCTTCCGGATCTTGATTTGCAATATTCTTCTTTGTAGAAGCAGGTGCGGGTGTAGGTGTTGGTTCTGGACGAACGTTTACTTGGTTTGGAATGCCAGAGCCTGCGCCTTCTGCAATAATTTCTTCTCTGCGTTTGACAATTTGTCCGCCTGGGCCTAGTTTATCGCCACGGGCATTTACTTTTGCATTTCCTACAGCAACGGCCATTTCATTTTGCTTAACAAGTTTAATCATGTCGACTTCCTTGCCTCTTGCTGTTTTATAAATTTGTTTACTTGCCATTTTAATCTCCTCGATTATAGTACTACTTATCTCAGGAATTCCTGCCAGTCTAAATTATATTTGACTGAATCTATTTGATGAACACCCAATAAGAATAATACAAAGCTCGCCACACTAGATCCGCGGCCTACACCCCAAACTATACCATTTTCATTACAAGTATCTACAAAATGTTTGCACCATTGCAACAACGGAAGCATACCGCGTTCATTATAAGCCGCCATTTCGTCTCGAACACGATTACGTTGCTCGTCTGTAGTACAGCGTTGCAAGCACCAATCTTCTACATCAAAATCTCTGTACTCGGCAGGCATAAACCAATCACTTTGAAGTGCTTGATCGAAGTCTGCAATATCGATAGATTCCAACTGCTCGTTAAATCTTTGGAAAGTAAATCCAGCAGTTTGCTCTAACTGCTCAATATCCTCAGTATAATCTACTGTAAGATCTTTGAGATTGGTTAATTTACCCTGATAGAGGGCTTTGAATATATCTAATGAATTAAAAATAGGATTACCGAATTTATCTAGGCGCATAGCCTGTAGTTTACTTGACGTTGATTAGTTTGTCAAGACTTTTATCACGGTTAGCCATCATCTTTTCCAAAGCAAGACGTTGACGCTTGCGTTGTTCTTCGCGATATGTCTCCAAAACGCTAACCATTTGAGCTTGGAGACCAGGATTCCTAGTCATAAAATATTTTTGAGTAAGATCATTGATCTTAGCATCGATTTCGGAATCCTTCATTTCCTGTAAATCATTAACTAACGGATGCATTAGTATTGTCCCATGTAACGTAGATAAACATTCGCTCCGCCATTGATGGTCCACGCTTGAACCATTTGAGTTTTTAGTTGTGTACCGCTAGTTAAAATAGCAGTAGCTTGTCCAAGAGTACCACCGCCGCCTGTAACACTAACAGTCGGTGCAACAGAAGTATAGCCATCGCCTGGGTTAGTAACAGTAATTGCACCTAATCCGCAATTTACAGCTAGCCTTGCTCCAGAACCAGCACCTGTTAATGTAATAAATGAACGTAGGCCAGACACAGGGGTTGCTAAAGTGCCTGTTGGGAATGAACTTAGTGTTCCGATTGGTCCTGTATTGCTAGTGTATGTAACTACAATACTACCAGAACTTGTAATAGTAGCCTGGTTACTCATAATAATCGAACCTGGGAAGCCTATGTTAATTGTTGAAATAGTAGTATTTGATGGAATACCAACACCATTAATGGCCATACCAGTGACTAAGTTAGTGAAATTGTAAATATTATTTAAAGTAGCACTAGAAGATGTGGTTGTTGCTGTGAATGTTGTTGCCAAAGTTTCAACACTAAAGATAACACTAGTATTAGAACTTAATGCAACTAAGTCATTGAGGGCATATCCGTTACCAGCAACACCTCCAGATATTGTTCCAGCAACACTTTGACTACCTGCCGCAGTACTAGCATAGCTTACTGAGTTATATGTACAAGCAGTAACAATAAATGTACCGTTATAGGTAGTTGGAGTAACACCTGAAACAACAATAGTTTGTCCAACAGCGTATGGTGGTACGTTAGTTGATTGAGTATTTGCAAATGTCAATGTAGCAGTAGCGCCTGTCCCGCTTGCACCGGTTGTAGCAATAGTAGGACTTAGTGTAGAAGCCGCAGTAAAAATTCCTAAGTTAGTTGCACTTGCACCAACAACTGTATATGAAGCAGTAGCAGTTGGAGCAATAGCATTAGTTAAAGGACTTCCACCACTAAAACTAATTGTAACTAAACTTGTGTAGCCTGATCCAGCATTGGATACTGCAACAGACGCCAGACTTTCACCACCAACATTGATACCCGGTGTTCCAGTACTTGGATTAATTGGAAAACTTGTATCGTAACCAATTGTACCGCCTGTGGTAGCAAAGGTTGGAGTATAAACACCTGTGCCATCGCTTTGAATTAAAATAATTGCACTACTGTAAACTGCTGGAACACCTGTGTAGTTTGGAAAACCAGTAGTAGAACCAGTAGTTGCAAATGTTAATGTTGTGTTTCCAGACAATGTAAATTTCTGAACAGCACCTTGACTTAGGTCAATGTTAACTGCACCGCTAACTCCGCTTGCAGTATACATTGTTCCTGAAAACAATTGATATAAACCATTGCTGATAGTGCTTCCAAGTAAGTTATTAACAACCGGAGTTGATTGTGTAGCCAAATCAGCTTTTAATAACGCTACAGATTGTAGTGCAGAAATTTCTGAAGCCGCAGTTGTAAAATTGCTAGCGATTGCACCAAAATTGGTACGAAATCCTTGGCTTGGATTATCCTGTCCTTCTACTGGAAAGTTTGCTGAAATGGTGTTTGGTGTTATTGCACTTGTCATACGGTTATCCTATCGTCTCTGAATATAAGGTATTTATCGCTTGTGTAACCGGTGACAGCAGAGATTGTAAATCTGTCTACGGTATAATCTAGCGTGTTAAAATTGAACCCGCTAAATTGGATGTTTGTTAAAATAGTGCTACTTGTACCTGGTTTACAGAAGCAAAGTGGTACACACAGCACATATCCTAGTTGAGCTTTTTCGCCGGATGGTATACTACGCATCCATAACGGTAAGTAATTGCGTTCAGTTAACCCTACATTACTTAATCTTTCTTGCCAATTAGTAATACTACTTGGGAAATATGTATCGGTATTTGGATTACTAGCTTGGTATCCGCTACTATCTACTGTAATTTCATACAAAGGTCTTGCATTTAGAATACTTTCGTCGACAGTAATCGTATCTGATTCGGTACTGTTAGTTTTAAAACTTAAAGGTAAATGTTTGCCGTTTCTTTCTAACGGATCTATCATTTGTACATATACAACTTCGTAGATACTTTCTCCGGTAACAGGATCAACAGCGGTAGCAGTTTTTAATTCGCCAAATTTAAATTGTTTGCGTTTAAATCCCAATCCCATTGCACCGACATAGGCCGCGGCCACTTCGGTTTCAATCCCTGCATACACTAACATTGTTAAACTAGTCTGTACTCCAAAATTTGGATCACTAATTCTGTAAACATCACTAGGTGTAAAGATAGTTGAATCATTAATAAATGCCTTCCATGCACTACGTTGTGTTGGTGCTAGGAACGGTTGTGTTGTAATGTTGCTATAAGGAACACTATTAGGCGCACTTAATGAAATTGTAAAAGTCTTTGGTAAAGAACTATACTGATATTGATCACTAGCAGTTACAGTAAAGGTATAAGTTGTATCTACAGTTGTTTCACCGTAGTCGAATACACACGTACCGCCGTCAAATGTTGTTAATCCTAGTTCGCCAGTACTTGGATTATAATACTGATTAGGTGTTCCTACAATTTCGCCATCTAAACTTAGTGTTAGTCCTGGAGGTAAACTTCCGCTAGTCAGTGTATAAAGAATAGTGCTGTTAGGCACATTCGTAGTTGCAGTCACACGTAAATTTGAAATGTATGCGGCAGGAATAGTTCCTAAATTATTAGGACTAGTCCATGTAATTTGACTGGTAACACTACCAAGAACTGTAATTGTAAATGTTTTATGATTTACAACTTCGTCGTTGACGTTTGCACTTAATCTTGTAGCAGTGATAGTAAATGTATAAACTTTAGTGATAGCTGGTTGATAAGGAACTGTACCATATACTTCACCGGTGTTGATATCAAATTGTGTACCTTGGGGTAATTCACTTAGGGTACCAATATAAAATGCTATAAGATCTGGCAAACTAATTGCCAATGGGGTAGAAATTGTTAATCTATAATAACCATCGTTTAAGTTTGTAACACTGGCAATCTGATATGTTTGACTAGTTGCATTTTCAACGTAGTTATCGAATGTAAAATATTGTCCAATACTCGGAGTAGTTGACAAATTTGTAACAGTTACGGTATAACTTCCAGCAATATTATCAGCCAATGACACACGTTTTGTTACAGCATAAACTTCACAGTTAGTTGTTTCTAAACGAAATAAAACATCTGTGTTGTCATATAGTAATACTGGAACTGTTAGATAATTATTAGCTCTAAAAATACCTAAACTAGTATCGCTTAACCAAACTGGTGTTCTTAAAAATGTGGAGTCTGCTGTAAAGTTACCTGCAAAGCCGTCATAACTTGTACTGTCTGCACGGAATTGATCACTACCGATAACAAATATACTGAATACTCTTTGTGCAAATGCAACGCCATCTGTTACAGTAACTCTAAACTGATAATTTGCATTTAGACTTTTTGGTAATGTACTTGGCAAATTGTAATCAAAGAATACATCATCGTATTGATAGCTATCAAAACCATCAGTAGGAATTAAAGCAAAGTCAAATCCAGCATTATCGTAATATGCTTGGTCAAATTCACCAGTACCTGCTTCTGGGGTTAAGATTAGTTGTGGTTCGACGTATCCGCTAATTAAACCTGTATTGCTTAGTGTAAGTCCTTTTGGCAATGCACCGTCGCCAGATGCAATAAAATATTTTAAATTACTACCCAATGCTATGTTAAGATCGAACGCTTCGATTTGATAACTGACGTATGTGCTATCCAATGCATATAATTGTTTTGAAGGACCAATTGGAAGTTTTCCAGCACTGGTTAAAAATGTTGGAGGATTTGTTCCATTTATTTTTAAATTAAATGTGCGGTCAGCAAAATCCGTACCTTTAGTTGCTCTAATACAAAATTGATAATTTGTTGCACTACTAACTGCAAACGGATTTCCTTTAATATGATTACCGACAATTTGTAATCCGCCAGGCAAACTACCCGAAATTACAGAGTAAGTTACACCGGTATCATTAACAACCGGTAATGCAATATTCAACGCAACTTGTTCTAAAAATGGTTGCCCATTATTACTAAATGTGTATCCAGAAGGTTGAGTCCAGATTGTTAATGGCATTAATTATGCTCCATTATTAGTTTCTGTACCAAGTAGTTGTACTTGCACGATATACATATTGATATACTGTTCCTGATGTCACGTTATTAGTACCTGTAAATGGAGGTATAACTGTTGGACCGGCAGTCATGTTAAGTGTTGATATAGTATTAGATGCAACGGTAAAGCTACATAGTTGTTGGTCAACTGGACTTGGAGGCATAGTTACAGTTACAGTTAACCCTGTAGCACTTACTACTAGCACATTGTAACTGGTTGTAGTACTCACTGCATACGTATTTGTGCTACCAACTGCAATGAAATTAACATTTCTTAATGTTAATCCAGATGTCGATATGTTAGTAAATGCCGCAGTTCCAGAAAACGATGGTCCATTGTTAAAAACAATATTACCGCTACCAGTTGCACCAGTTAACGTAACACCGCCAATAACAGGACTACCTGTTAACGATGGCGAATTTAATGTAGCAGTATTTGAAAATACTAAGTTACCTGTACCAGTTGCGCCAGTACTAGTTATACCTTCTATAGTAGGATGTCCAGTTAACGTAGGAGCACTAATAGTAGGACTAGTAGCAAAAACAAGACTACCAGTACCGGTAGGATCTGTCATAATGCTGTACAATCCTAAACTAGTAGTATTGGCAAATTGTCCTAGGCTATTTCCTAAAGATGCAATAGTACCAGTTTGTGGTAATGTTAATTGAGAATTAGCTGAAACAGTTAATGTAAGATTATGGCCACCTGATAGTGTAAGGTTACCTGTTAACGATAATTGATGATCCTTAGCGTCTTGAATAGGATCGGAGCTAGTGTATGTTCCAAAATTAATCTTATTGTTGATTAAAGAAAATCCAGATCCAAAATCCCAGCTATATCCGCCACTACCACCACTTGTGTAAGTAACAACAGGATTAGTTTCGTAACCAGTTGGAGAATTAAATGTACCCATATCAACTGTTAAGTTGTTGGTATCCATTAATAATTCTAATAATACAGTATCAACACGAGGATCATATCCGTATACAGTAGTTTTTGTATCACCGCCAAATATGTAATGATTGTTTAAATTGATATTACCACCAGCAGTTGGGGAAGTATCGTTAGATAATTTTGTACTTGATTCTAAATTAACGGTTGTACTTGTACTAGTAATTGCAACGCTATTACCAGTACTAGTTAGACTTTTAAATTCTAAGTTTAATAAATTCTTATCGGCCCAAATGCCAACACCTGATCCTACGTTTGTCGCGCCTGCGATTCCAGAATCAGTTTGTAATAATGCAAAATTGCTGTTAACTTTGTTAAATGCGGTACGTAAGTCATCTCCTGTGCCATCATTTGCATACGATCCGATGTTGATTGTTTGAATTGTTGTCATATTTGCCGCTCTCTTTTAGTATTTACCAAGTTCCGCTTGGATATGTTTGTCGCACCCAAATATTAGCTGTTCCTGTGGTATAAGATGCTGTGCAATAGTAGATATAAGTTCCATCGAACGCCATCATACCAGCAGTATCTCCAGATTTACCTATACTGTGTGTAGGAGGTGTGGTCTGAGGATACAAATCATTAAAGTTGTTGTTTACTTTACTGAACGCAGTACGTAAAGGATCGCCTTTGCCATCGTTGGCTGTAGTTCCTAAATTGATTGTTTGTTGTGCCATTAATTTCTCCCTACAGCAACTTCAATGATTCCGGCTTCACCGTAATCTTTATCTTCTAGTGCCTTACCAATGATAGCACCTAGTGTTGGATTTAGTGCTTTAACAGCATAACCAGCTGTAGCACTTGTTGTTAACATGTCGCCTTTCTTAACACGACCAACAACCTTACATGGAACACGTCCGGCTAGTGCAACGAGATTTTTCAATCCTGGACAATCGCTATACATGACATAGGCCGCTTTTTCTGTGCTACTTACGACACCAGCTAATGCTGTATCATTGATAGTTGTTGTAGTAGTAATTTCTTTATCACCACCAAAGATAACAACAGTACCAACATCATACTCTGCATCGCCTTCGTAGTATTCTGCCAAGTCAGCTGAGTATGTGGCAATCATTGTAGATCCACCAACTAGACTAAACTGTCCTTCGAATGTTGCCTTACCATATACACTACCAGCGTTTCCTGTTCCGCCTGGAGCAACAGGGTTACTACTTGGGTTGGCACCACCAGCAACTATTGAGTTAACAAACAAACCACTACTTGATGATGTGTCAATGTAACCACCTGAACCAAGTTGGATAGTACCACTTGGATTAGATGAACCGCTTACACTCATGTATTGCCAGTTGTATGAACCTGGGGTAGTAAAGAATACACCAGTTGTACCACTTAATGACACAGTTGGATAACTGTTTAAATTCAAACCAGCAACGTCGATAGTGCCATCGGTACCAGTTTGAACAATACTACTTGCGGCGTGTGGATTAGAACCACCCGACTGTGTAATATTTGTTGTTGTGTAATGGTTACCTAATCCAGATACTGTCGAACCGTTGAATGTTCCTGTTGAAACACTACTAACAGTCATAATACCTGTTGAAGTAAACCATTGGTTAGTAACAGCATTACCGTTTGTTACAATATTAGCAAACGAAATTGGTTGTGGATATGTTGGATTTGCATTACCAGCAACACCTGTTAAATTACCAAGTACTGTACCTGCCGACATGAACTGTAATGCAGTTTGCGGAATACCAGTTTTGTAATTACCTGTGCCATCTCCGTTAGCATTAGAAGCATTTTGTAAGTTTACCCAACCGTTTGTTTGTGTAAACACCGCACTATTGAAACTTGCTAGGCCGTTTGCGGCCTGTATCTGTTGCGGAGTTCCTGTAGGATATGAGCTTAGTGTAGTACCATTACTAATTACAGTTGGACTTGCACTAGCCGCAGTACTTTCAACAGTTGTTGTGTAAGTAGCGCCCGGAACATTTAACAATAACTTACTTTGTTGGATATTAGCAGTACTAATAACCATTGAATCAACAATACTATTACTATTAATTTCACTAGTTAACGAACCACCAGCACCGCCATTATAACTGATTGAAACACTATTACCAATGATTGTACCGTATGCAGTTAATGAACCACTTGAGTAACTGTTTGCAAATGACACACTACCTGCACTTGCGGCAGTAACAGTAAAGATACCATTGTATGTAATTGGTACACAACCAGTTATAACTACAGTTGACCCAATTGGAAATAGTGTTGAACCTGAAGTGTAAGTAATTGTTGCAGTACCGGCAGTTGTTGAACCGCCAGTAACAGCCGAACTACCAGTACCTTGAGGAACTAAAATATTTCTCCAACGACTTGAAGTCCAAGTAAATCCACCTGAACCGCCTGTATAGTTTGCAGTAACAGCAAAAGTAGATCCATCTAATGCGGCACTTACTGTGATATTATTACCAGAAATGCCTGTAATATAATAAGTTCCGTTAGTTACACCACCTTGTGAAGTACCGGCAAATATAATAGTATCACCAACTTCTAATGTTGAAACAGTACTATTTGCACTTGCTACTAAAGTAATTGTGTTCACACCTGTAGCAGTTGCTGAAACATAACCAGTAGTTGTATCGTAAACAAGAATATTTCCAGGTACTGGATTATTGATGTTTACATCTTTTTGTTGTGCAAGATAGTTAATTGCATCAACATACTGTTTGTTTGTTGCATCAGTTGCATTGATTGGCAATCCAACGTTGTTAATAGTATTATTACCCAAGTTCAAGTTTGCACTCATTGGCAAAATACCATTCAACGGTAAGAAACCTGGTTTAATTAAGTTAGCGGCTGATACAGGAGCACCACTTTGTGTTACACCCAAACGATAATCGACGTAACTTCGAATTGCACTTTGAACTGGAACAATACTTGTCGAGTTATCGTTCATTGTTGCGTCAGTTGAGAACTGAGTAACAACAACACCTTGTTTAAATCCTAACCCGGACAAATTACTCAACGCAATTGACGCTGAGAATGTAACAGTACCAGTACCTTGGTCAACTGTAAAGAATCGACCTACACGGAAGATACCATTTTCGTCTGTACTTACATAGAATACACGACCCACAGTTTCTTCTAATACTTGGTTAGCAGGGTTAGCAGACAATGAAGGTGGTCCGTAAATTGTATTTGGATAGTTAGTTGTATTATAACCACCGGTACCGATACCTAAGAAGTCGTGTCCTGTTACACGGCAAGTACTAATATTAACAATAATTTGTCCAGTAGTACCAGCACTACAACCCACACGAAGTGAATTGTTTGCAGTTAAACTAAATGGTCTACCAATACCTAGTGTTGAACTAGAGCTTGTAGTTGTTTCTAGTGCTACATAAGCTGTGCCAGTGAATGATCCAGGATTACTTGGATATGTTAAAACAATAGTGTTTACACCAGTGTTAGTTGTGCTAGTACAAGGCCATGTTCCATTGAACAACGGATTACTGCTACCATAGACACGATAATAAGAACCGTTAACTACATTCATTGATGCAACAGTAAATGTTACAGCGTATGTACTTGTTCCTGAACCCGATGCACTTGCGGCACTAATTGCAAATGGAGTACCAAATGTAAACGCAGTAGCACTAAAGTTCATAGTACCAGTAGCAGTTCCAGTTGATAACGGACTGAATACTGTGCCGTTTTGTGTTCCACTGATTGTAATAGAACCAACACCTACACTTAAAATGTAGTAAGGTGTTCCTGACACAAGATTACCCAATGCACTTCCATTTACCGGAGTAGTAAAGATAATTTGGTTGCCAACAGATAATCCAGAAGAACTACTTAATGTAATTACATTGCCGCTTGCCGCAACAGCAGTTGCAGTTCCAGTAATTGTATTAGATAATGTAGCAGGATATGCAACAGTAACTTGATTTACTGTACTAATTGCATTACCTGTTTCTGCGGTAATTGTCTGACTGAATACAGTATTGCTTGATAATACTGCAAGGAATGTAGCAGTACCATAACTTGCTGTAACAGTTGGAACACCAGTATATCCAGTACCACCGTTAATTAATGTTAGTAACGGACCGTTAACATAACCATTAGTTACAGTAGCAGTAGCAGTAGCTTGAACACCGCCATTTCCTGGAGACGCAATAGTAATAGTTGGAGCAGTTGCATATTCACCAGCACCAGCATTGATAACTTGAATACTTGCAACAGTTGTTGGGAATTGAGCAGTAATGTTTCCACCTGATGGAATCCAAACTGCTGGACTTACAGTAAATGTATAAGTGTCTAAACTTACTGATTGAACAATACAGTTAGGAGGAATAATAGCATTAGGCGTTGTACTAGATACAATCATACCTACTGCTAATCCAGCTGTACTTGGAACTTGAATAGTTGTAACGCTAATTGCACCAACTACTTGTACCGGTAAATTAATATTATACGCATTTGTATTATTAAATGGAGCAGATGAGCTACCACTAATTGTTAACCAGCTGTCTACGGGAGGTAAGACTGGAGTTGGAGCCGCATTGGTTTGTGTATTAGGTACATTATATGTTACAAATTCATAACTAGTTCCATTTACACTTGTTTGTGCTCCTGCAAAAGTTAGAGCCGCAGGAGTTAAACCGTTAGACGCTAAATTAAGTGTTGAGTTTGGATCAATAATTAAATAAGCATTTGATGCAACAGGCAATCCTGTTACTGAACTTACAACTTGTGAGAAGTAGATAGTACCAGTTTGAGTTCCAGCAATGTTAGCTGTAGCACTCAATGTAATGGTTGTTTGGCCTGTTAATGAATTGTATACAGGTGTACCAACAACAGTTTGACCAGCAGTATAACCGCCGCTACTATAAACTACCATTCCAGCAATAATAGTTCCGCCTACACTAGATACTACCAATGTAGTTGGGCTACCGCTAGTTGATGTACCACCGCTTACATAAGTTGCAGTTGCAGTTGATAACGGTCCAACATAACCCGTAATTCTGTGAACACGACCACCCCATGTAGTTACATATGATCCGTTATTGATTTGACTGATAGTTGCACTATTTGCAATAGATGTGATAGCAATCTTATTATCGCCAATAGTTGCACCTTGTGTGTAGTTAGTGAACCAAATTGGAACACCTGCCACTGGAGGTGTTGTAGTGTTTGCGGCCTTGCTTAAGGTAACAGTATAGTTACCGCCACTTGGTCCAGATACAGTTGCAACAATGTTCCCGTTTAATCCTAAACCACCAACTACTTGGCCAACAACTGGTGCTGTTGACATTGCTACAACTAATGTATAAGTTGGGCCAGCACTTACAGTATAGCTAACACAAGTGCCTTTTGCATATCCAGAAGAGTATGCAGTTGGATCAGCGTTGATAACGTTTGCTGGGTCACTAGATAATTGGAAATAGTTAAATGAACTATCTGTTTGAATAATTGAAGTAGTTAGTGTCTGAGCTTGGAATGTATATGTTTGTCCAATAGGATTCGATCCAGGCGGACTTGTTAATGTAACTGCATAAGTTGTTCCACTTACTAGTGTTACAGCATAGACAGTATATGTACCATTTAATCCAGAACCAGTTACTAACTGGCCTATTGCAATAGTTCCAGTAGGGTTAGTTACTTGAATAACAGAACTTGATGTACTACCTGCAGAAACAACAGCAATGAAAGGAGTTCCTAAACCAACTAAAGTTTCACCTGTTGATTCGCTTAGGTTATAAGTGATAATACGATAGATACTTGCTAAGTTACTTGAATATTGTAAACTTGTACTTGGTCGAGTTGGATGAACTGTTGCAACATTCAATACTTTCTGATTTTGAAGTACACGAATAGTTACTTGTTGTCCGTCGTAAACAGCATATTGTAAACCGGTAGCACTTGACTGACCAGTTGTACTAAATGTCAGTTGTAGTACATCCTGGCTTGTTCCGTTAACTAAAACTTCAATGCCAGTATGTTGAATTGATGAAACTAGATATCTTGTAACGCCACCGCCTTGTAACGTATGGTCAATCTCAACTTCCGAATTGTTGTAAGGAGTATATTTGTAACCAGTTACCCAAATGCTCAATGCAGGAACACTACTAGTTGGGGTCATATAAGACAAAGTAATACCTTGTTTGTAAATTCTAGCAGTTTGCACTTGGTCATTTGCAAGAGTAACAATGTTTGGCAACTGTGTTAAATCGTAACCAGATGCACGTAAACCATAGTCACCTTGAGCGTTTGAACCAGCTACAGAGCGAATTTGAGCACCATTCAATGCCCAATATGCAGTATGGCAATAGTATGTAAATGTTGAAACTTGTTCAGTTAAACCGTTGTTAGTAGCAAGTACACCATAACCCAAGTCGTTAACTTGTGTAAAGTCGTTAGCCAACATACTACGGTTACCAGCAGTTTCAAAATTGATTAGTAAGTTGCCACCATTAGAAATGTATGTTACAGTTGGTGTTACTAATGCAGTTGAAGCATTGCCAGTAATAGTTGTAAAGTCGGTGACAAGACCTGATGTTTGACTTGTGTAAGTAGGAACATTTCGAGTTACAGAACCCCATGAACCAGAACTTACATAGCTACTCAATTGACTTACTAGTGTAGAAATTCTTGAAACTTCAGTAGAACTTGCCGCAGTTAAGTTTGTAATTTGAGCAACGTTATTACCAGCAGTTGGAGTAACTGGTGTGTTTAATAAAATTGCTTGTAGTACTGTGCTTAGACGAGCATAAGAGGCAACACAAATTGACTGTGTACCAGTTAATAACGATGTACCACTACTATAAAAACTCATAGCAGTATCGTAAGTCATACTGTTACTGTTACCACTTGAGTTATTGTACATGATGTCATAAGTCAATGCATCGATGATATAACCAATATCGCGTTGTGATTTTGCGGCACTATAGTATGTGTTTGTACTTACATTGTAGTTTGCATTAATCCAAGCAGTAATTTCTTGTTGTACGAATGCTTTGTTTGCTTGTAAGATATTTTTAGCATTAACTTGGTAAGCAGTATTATAAGAAGTTGTTACTGGAGATGTCCAAGTAATAGTAGGAACTGCGGCAACACCATTGTTAAGAATATTAAGGATTGTACTAATATTATTTGCAACAGATGTTTGGCCGTTTGAACTAACACTTGGGCTAGTCAATCCAGCAATTAATGATCCAGTATAAGATATAGACTGTAACAACAATGCTAATTGTAAACCAGTGTAAGAATACTGAGGTTGTAATAATGTTAGAGCTTGTTTAACACTTTGATAATTTGTACTAAACACGTTATCATATGCCAATGCATTGATAAGATTGTTTAAAATTGTCTGTAATGTTGAAAAACTTCCACCAAACGCAGTTAATGGATAGAATGGAGTTGAATTATCTAATGTAACAGTTACTTGTGGAACACTGAATGTATAAGTTCCAGCGGCTTGTGCAATTAAATTAGTAGTCAACTGAATTGTTGTACTGCCTGCTGTGTAATTTGGACTTACGTATGTCCAAGCAGGTACTCCAGTACCAGTGACTAATTGACCAGCAACAATGTTGTTTGCACTTGCAACAACAATAGTACTTGCACCACTTGCACCGCCACTTACATAAGTTGTTGTTGCAACAGTTACACTTTGTGAATAACTTGCAACATCGTTAACTTGATAACGAATACCTTGAATAAAGAAACTGCAAGGTACTTGTGGTTTACGAACATCTAAACCAGTGTTAGCTGAACCTTGTACAGTTAAACTTGTACCGTTAGTACCAGATGCATTGGCACCAATGCTAATAATGTTACCATATAAACGACCAGAGAAACCGTCAATAAACTGTCCACCAGCAAATCTTGGCTCATTAATACTGCCACTAAAGCTAGCAGATTCTTGAGCATATGGTGATTTGGTCTTAATCTGCCCTTCGGCATCAAGTACCATCATGAATCCACCATGACCTTGGCCGGTAATCAACTTAACGCGAGTAGCATCGTTTACCAAGAACATATCGATTTGTTTGTTGTTCAATGGTGTTGAATAGAAGTTACTTGGGTCGGTCAAGTAATGACGTCCATAAGGTAAACCGTTGTACAAGTGCCATGAACCGCCTGCTAGTACATTTGGACTTACATTAGAATTTGCAAAAGGATAACCCTGTAATACTGTACAATATAAAATATTACCACTAACGTTAGTAACAACAGCCTTGGCCGCAGTACCATACGGGTCGCTAGTTGCTACCATTAAGATTAAACCAATCCAACTTGTTAACGCATTTGTTGTTGACAAGGTAGCTGTAATATAACCTGTTGTTGCACTGATTGTAATCGAATCACTAGATGCATAATCAACACCGCCGCGATTTAAACTTGGGAAGTTGATTTGTCCAACTAGTAAGTTATCAACAACAACATCTCTGTAGAAGAACGCACTACGCCAGTTACTTTGACTGATACGATTTAACGGACGAATAATTGTACGACGGAAGTCATCGCCGCGAATTGTAACGTTTGCTGGAATCTTAATTGGGAAATCTTCGTAGTAAATACCGCTTTCTACAAAAATAGTAATATTAAGATTAGCAACTGTTTCGCCAAAGTCTAATGTTTCGTTAGCTACAAAGAAACCAGGCTGTGTCATCTTAACATAGATAGTATCATAGCTTTGTGTAGTACCAGGTGTGTATGAAACAATAACACCTTGTGCTCCACTAGTTCCGCCGATTAAAATCTTACCTGGAAGAATGTGTACGTCGCCTGGAGTACCTTGGTCAACGTAACCGCGACCACCGTTACTAAATTGAATTTGATATAGTCCATCTCCATAATTAGGAGTAGCAGGCGCACTACCATAACCATTAGTAATAATACTGTAGAATGTGTTGTAGTTTCCAGTAATGTTTGTTATTGCACCAACTGCCGATGTCTTTGTAGAATCATAAGGTGTTTGTGTGACAGCTGATTGATAACGTAATGCTTGTGTTTGATTTAACACTTGTAGCATCAATTGAAATGAAAAGTTCAGACCATCTAATGTTTCTACTCGTTGTGTACCAATTGCAATAGTTTGTGCAGAAGCATTTTTATAATATGCTTTACCAGCGTTTACACTTTGGAAGTTAGCTGTAATACCAGCGTTTGAATCACTAGTAATAGCATCAATAACTAATGCATCAACCAAATAGCCAACATCACGATAGCATAGCGATTGGTTGTAGTTAAATCCGCCAGTGTATTTTCCATTTAAGTAACTTACAACTGAGCTAGCAATGGTAGCATCGTTTGATTCAATAATTAAGAATGCAGGATAAAATTCAACATTGGTGTAACTTAATACGCTTGGGAGTGCAGGAGTTGTACTACCTGAACTGTTAATAATATTTTCAGCAATAGTTAGCAATGCACCAATTTGAGTAGAAGCATTGCTACTACCAGTAGAAGAAGTTTGTGTGTTCGTATATGTATATCCAGGAACTAATCCTAATACACCAGAAATACTTTGACCAGAAGCAATATCAGACACAACGTAAGACATACGATTCTTAATAGTCAAATACATGTATGTAGCTTCTGTGCTTCCACTTGTATATAACAATGCTTGTTGTGCCGCAAATACAGTTGCCGCAGTTGAATTAACATTGCTATTTGTATATGTTATATCATAAGCAATCGCTTCTGCAATATACTTCATTGCATTTTGGAATTGTGTTGCACCGATACTAGGTGCACCATATTGACTAACAAAATAGTGCCATGCATCTTCTGCAATGAACGCAACATTTAAGTTAATAGCAGTAGCGGCCGCAACATATCCAGTAATTGCACCTAATGGTGTACTCGATAATGTTGGAGTCGGACGAGATGGGCTTCCTGTAATGGTAGTTCCGTTAGGACCATATGTTAACAATGTATTAAGTGTTGTAAACAATGTATTAAGTGTACTGGTAACGTTGGTATCGTTAATAACTGTAAAGTTTGGACTTACTAAGTCTGCACTAATTGTTAAACCACTAAATGGAACACTTGAATTTTGACTTATAATTGCATTGTAAGCAAGAAATAATTCTGTACCACTGCCTAAGAAACTAATACTTGGGTTTGATAAATTTGCATTGTAGTAAGTTTGTGCAATAGCTTCTGATGAATCACTGATAATTGTTTGAATAGAAGCAATATTAGCAATAACACTATTAACTAAAGTATCACCAGATGTTACACCAGTTAATGTTTTGTTGATGTATTGTGGAATTGTTGTTTGATACAATGTAGTATTAGCTGTAGTACCTAACGGACTATTGATGACAATATTATTAACAAGAGTCTTAAGGTAATTAACCGCATTAATTGTCGCAGTTAATTCAGTACTTTGAATTTGTAAAGTACCGTTGGTATAGTTGTAACCCCAGTACTGCATACCTGCGTATAAACTTTGGCTATTACCACCGTACATTACATCATACACTAAAGACCATACAATGTATTGTACGTCACGTTGGCATGTTGTTTGACTATAAGATAAACTTGAATAGTTAGCTGTTAGATATCCAACAATTTCAGCTTGAATAAATGAAATATTGTTTAACAATAATTGTTTAATAACAACTTGCTCGGCAGTTGTATTTGAATTAGAAGGATAGGTCGGAGTACTAGCACTAACACCACTTACTAAATTCTTAATAAGTGCAATGTTGGCTGTAATCGAATTAGCCGCATCTGGATATGCTGTTGCAAAGTTACTAGAGCCGACGGTGATTGCTAAAATTCTAGTTTGTAATTTTGTTAATGCATAGGTAATTTCAGCAGTATTCAGACCAGTACCGTAGTGGGCAAAGTTTAAACCAACCATTGTACTTTGGAAGTTGCTACCGATGGCTAGGTCGTTTTCTAATGCTGTAACAACTTGATTAATATATTTTTGAACTAGGCTACTGCTATAAGAATAAGTTCCAATCTGTGTTTGAATGTAACCAATAGCATCTGTAATTTGTGCTAATTGATTTTGAATTATGTTTTGGTTAGCAAGTGTTGGATTGAACAATGAGCTAACTTGAGTAATACTTTGGAAGTTAGAACCTAACAACAAGTCATACCCGACAGCATCGATAATATTTTTAAGAATGCTGTAGTAACCTGTACTACTGAATGTGTTAACGTACTTGCTATTGATATATGCAATAGTTTCTTGTTGAATAAATGTTCTATTTGATTCTAATAAACTTTGTGCATTAGTGTATACAGTATTGGCACTATTACCGCCAGTAGCAGTTGCAGATGTCACTAACGACTGAGTCTGACTTTGATTGATAGTATATGTAATTGTTTGGCGATATGGACCTGCTTCTAATTGTGACAAGCTGATTAAGTTTTGTGCTTGTAATGCGGCCGCACCAACAGTCTTATAAGCATACTGCCACCCGCGTCCATTACGTCCAGCTGGTACATGAACTTGAGAATCGTCACCACTAGTACTTACATACAAGTTTACGTTACTATAATATGTGCTATTATCTACATAATATTTTGTAGCGGCTTGCAAATCACTGCTGGTATTAATAAGTCCTTGTCCTGACAACGGTGTTGGATGGTCGCTTAGTTCTAACGGACCAGTCATTGTATCGCCGCCTCTGTATACAACATCTTTACGTTGCATAACTTCGGTAGCTAGGTAGTTACTGGTTAAACTTGAGTTATAATCTGCATCTCCAGTTTGTGGTAAACTAGGTTGAGCTCGAGTTTTCAAAGCGGCTGATACTGTGTATGTTCCTGCTTTTGTACTATTAACACCTGATCCAACAGATACTGTTGACAAATTACTTGCTACACCGGCAACGTAATGATTAATACCATAATTAACTGTAACTGGAAGTTGGCCAAATGAAGTATTATCAGCAGTGTATAAATTATTAAATGAATTAACAACTGCTGGGCTTGGATCTACAAAGTTACCAACATAGTTGTGCGCCACGTTCATAGACGCATTTAATGTTGGACTTGTGTCAGAAACTAATTTAGCGGCGGTAGTTGATAAGTTAATACCTGTCGAAGTAAACGCAATATTAACAGTTCTGTCATTACTAGTTAATGTTCTTGCACTTAATTTAGTTCCGTCGGTGCTACCTGCAATCAATTGATTAGCAGTATATACTGTACCATCTGACAAACTTCCAAGAGTTAAAGCACCACCTAGACCGAAAACAGCATAAAGTTCTGTAAAATTCTGGTTAACCTTGATAAAAGATTCGCGGATACTATCGCCGGTACCGTCATTTCCTTGGATACCTGTATTAATTACTTTTTGTGTCATTTATTAAACTCCGAAGCTGGAACCACAGCCGCATGTTGTTGTTGCGTTAGGATTCTTTATAGTAAAACTACTGCCCATTAATTCTTCTTTATAATCTATCTCTGCACCTTGCAGATATTGCATGCTCATACTGTCTACTAGAACGCGAAATTCGTCTAAAGGAATTTCAAAATCGTCTTCGTTGACTTCTTCGTCAATGGTAAAACCGTAGCTAAATCCGCTACAGCCACCGCCTTGTACAAAAGTACGTAGTGCTACTTTGGGATTGTTTTCTTCTAGTAGAATATCTTTGATTTTTGTCTTTGCAGATTCGGAAATAGTAATCATAATTGCCCTCGATATGATATTTATCAAAGGTATTTTATAACCTTAATGTAAATACAATTATGTATATTGGTACTGAATTCCGTGAAAACTTCTATGTGCGTACCAGTAAAAAGGGTAACGTACATACATATAACCGCAAAAAAAGAGTGGTAATCTTTCGTTGTGATAGTTGCCAGGAAGTGTTTCACCGCGACAAAGGGGCGATGGATCCTAATCGTTTAAACAACAATTATTATCATGTTTGTGGGTGCTGTGATGTTAAAAAATTTGCCCAATCAAAGGGCGTAGAATCTCGAAAAGTTTGGGATATGCCAGCAAGCAGTCTTAAGACACTTGACCAACTTTAGCTTTTATAATCCGGATCGCCCGGATGTATTTGACTATATCCACGCTTCCATTCTTTTCTATATTGATCAGCTGGAATAAGTCCAGAAAAATCCAATTTCTTAGCAACTCTATCTTTGAGTTGCGGGTAAAGTTTTTGTATATACGCTTTATCTTTACTGCGAGGACCTATCAAGGTATAACTTCCCGGCTCAGTTTCATAACCTACAAACCACTCGGTAGGTGCAGTCTTTCTTGGAGGATTACCGCTGGTATATCCGTTGTCATGTATTTGTAATTTTTTAGGATCTGTATAATCGTTCTGCGGTTGGGGACCAGTATCATCAGTCGATTGAGCTAAGGGATTTTTACCTTCCTTGCGCCACGGTGTAATTTTTACACCTGTCGCACGAGCATGATCAAAAAAACCTCTGGGGATTTTTAAGTCAGGATCATATTGGATTTCGACTACAAATGGTGATTTTATAGGAATAGGTTTAAATACCTGTTCTTCTGTTTCATATTTGTAATGCATCATAGCACCGACTTTAGGAACTACTTTGTAGCCGTGCTTACGTAAAGCATTTTTATCTATAACAAATTGAGCCACACCATGCCCGTAGGGAAAATGCAAGTATTGATTACGAGTTAGACTTATGCGTGGAATAGATTCTTCACCATTTTCTTGATCCATGTCTTGATCAAAGTCAAAGGGCTCTTGAGGTTTTAAAGCACCACTTTTTAATATCTTCATCATAGTAGGACCGTCTGGCACTCCGTGATATAAGAATTGATCGTTTACACCCTCGT